TTAAGAAAAGGCAGGGCTAAGTCTTCTTGACTTATTTTACCCAAACCTTTTGCTGCATCATCTTCAAACATATTTGCCGGAAGACCTGCAGTCTTTTTCTCTGCTACTTGGTTCATGTTTATTTACTCCTCGTTACTTTAGTCCTGTTTCCTGAGAACACATTAAAAAGATCAGAGGGCATCTCTTGTCCAGACTCTAGACGCTCTCTGACCAATGCTTTAAGTGTCATAGGTTCAACCTTTAATTTCTGGACAGGATCGAACCCTTGACCTTGCGCAAGGACAGCGTATTGCTGTGCCTTGTTATCTTCGTTACGACCAAAGGAAACTGTAATCTCATTTTTAATAAGATCACCCAGGCCGTTTTCTCGAAGCCATGTATAGGCTGCTTCTTTATTAGCTGCTGTAATAGAAGCGCCATAAACTGGTTTTACTTCAACTGAAGAACCATCCGCTAGTTTTAATGTAGAGATGTTCATCTCTTGCATCATGGTAGGTATAACCTCACCAGAAACTAAATCGATATTTCTTTTCAGTTCTTTTAATTCTTTTTCTTTTTCTTCAAGTTCATCTTCTAAAGATTTTAATTTCATAACTTGATCAGACAAAGACTTAGCATCATTAACAGAATTTAAATCTTGTCTTTGGTCTTTTTCAAAATCAATACTACTCATTTACTTCTCCTTTCTCGTATAAATTAATTGTAATAGGATAATATCTTCTCTCTTGTTTATCCCACTTTAATAAGTTGTATTTGCCGTTTGTAATATCAGATACAATAGAACATGCTACACCAATTATTGCAGGATCACCAGTTAATAATAAATAATCATCTGATCTAAAATCTTTTAAAAGTTTTCTTAATTTAAAAATTAGTGGACCAGGAGAAAAAATTATTTGTGATGTTTCAGGTAATAAAAATTTAAACTCGCCGTATTTTTGTGCGCCCATAATATTTATTTTTGGGTTACCTGCTTTTGTTCCAGCAATATGCTGTATTACATAAACTATTCTTTCTGACATACTTGACAAACAATATAGGATCTTCTATATATTTGTCAACTAGAAAGAAGAAAAAATATTATGGATTACAAGTTTAAAACAAAGCCATACGCACATCAAATTAAAGCGTTGGAAATGTCATGGGATAAACCATACTTTGCATACTTTATGGAGATGGGTACTGGTAAATCAAAAGTCTTAATAGATAATATATCTATGCTTTATGACAATGGTAAGATCAATGGTGTCCTAATTGTGGCACCAAAAGGCGTAGTAAAAAACTGGTACGAGTCAGAGATACCTACACATTTAGTTGATCACATAGAACACAAAACAGTTTTGTGGCAATCACTTATTACAAAGACTCAACAAAAAGAAATGGATAGTTTGTTTGAGACAGGAGAAGATTTACATATATTAATTATGAATGTAGAAGCATTGTCTACTAAAAAAGGTGTAGACTTTGCACAAAAATTTTTATTTTCTCACAGAGCTTTGATGGCAATTGATGAGTCTACTACGATAAAAAATCCAGAAGCTAAACGTACAAAGAATATTTGTCAGCTAGGTTTGGCTACTAAGTATAATAGAATATTAACTGGATCACCGGTGACTAAATCACCATTAGATTTATACAAACAATGTGAATTCCTGATGCCTGGTCTATTAGGCCATGAGTCTTATTACACATTTAGAACTAGATACGCTGTAATGAGAACAGCAAACTTTAGCGGTAGATCAGTACAAATAGTTGTTGGTTATCAAAGACTAGATGAGTTGTCAGAAAAACTAAAAGCATTTTCTTATCGTGTATTAAAAGATGAGTGTCTAGATTTACCAAAGAAAACATTTATGAAACGTGTAGTTACATTGACACCAGATCAATTAAAAGTATACAAAGAGATGAGCAGATTAGCGCTTGCTAATTTTAATGGTAAGATGATGACTACAGCTACGGTCTTGACTCAGCTGATGAGACTACAACAAATAACTTGTGGTAATTTTATAGCAGATGATGGGACAATGACTGAATTACCTACAAATAGACTACCAGAATTAATGGATTTATTAAATGAGATAGAGGGTAAGGTCGTTATTTGGGCTAATTTTCAAAGAGATGTGCATAGAATAATAGAACATATTAGTAAGGAATATGGCCCGGATTCTTTTGTAGATTATTATGGTTTGACACCACAAGAAGATAGACAGAAGAATATACAGAAGTTCCAAGATCCCAGTTCCCCGGTCAGATTTTTTATAGGCACGACTCAAACTGGTGGCTATGGTATTACACTTACAGCTGCTAGCACTATGATATATTATTCTAATGGTTATGACCTGGAGAAGAGACAGCAATCAGAAGCTAGAATAGATCGTATTGGTCAAGAAAGACCTATGACATATATAGATATAATATGTGAGAAGACAGTAGATACTAGAATAGTAAAAGCTTTGCGTAAAAAAGTTAATATTGCAACACAGATAATGGGAGAGGAGTTAAAAGAATGGATCTAAGACCTGGTGTAGTTATAAGAATGGGGCTATGGATTAGTCTTGTTATGTGTATTCTTTGGATTTTAAACTAGATCTACAGCGTTACCAATAACAGGTTTATATTTTGTTTTACCGTCCTCTTTATACGCTCTTAATAATTGTTTACGAGGACTATCTGCTACCCAAGAACAGTGGATCCAACCTGAATTAGGTTCACCTGGAGTAAAAAATTCGAGGATCATTTGATCCCAATCGAGGTTTGCTTTGATCCAATCAAAGACCTCAGCATTGCTTGTGCCTAGACATTCGAAGTCGACCGCTTCAGCTTTGGTATGTTGTGAATTTAAACTGCTACCTATTTTTACACACAGCTCTGGTGAACGAAAGCAGCTTGTCACCGTAACCCTGCCAAAATGATCACGTACTGGCTGCAAAATATTTTCACACAGTAATTTTAATTTTTCCATCTGGTCTGCATTTGGATTATTATCTATGCCGAGTCTAATGGCTGTGTCTGATTTAATTAATTCTGAAAGACTAAAGTTACGTGTAAGTTTCATTATTTAAATATTATTCCTAATGCAAAGAGTGCAGCAGTTCCCGCAGCTGCTAAGAGAACCCAATAGACTTTGTCTATCTTGCCACCCAACTTCTCGACGTCTTCGTGTACATGTTTTAAATTTTTCTTAACACCTGATATGTGTCCGTATAAAGATAAAATGTGTTCTCTAGTATTCTTTGGTTGCATTGCCATAATTAACCTCTACCAAAAAGTATCTCAAGTTTTTGTGCTGTAGTCAAGTTGTTAAAACCACTACCAGTACCTGAATTTGCTAGTATTGCTGTGTCTGGTGCAGGTAAATTTAATGTGTTTGGTGTTACCGGAGTTTCTTTTGCACTAGGTAATAGTGGATTTTCTATAAACGGAAAGTTTGGTTCTTGTAATGATACACCACGCATCTGTTCTTGTATTGATGCAATAGCATTAGATGCAGTTTCTAATGGATTAACTGCTCCTATGTTAGCCGCATTCTCTGCAAAAGCTCTTCTGATATCTGGTGATATATTAATAGGTCTAAAAATATTATTGTCTATTGTATTTACTTCTATGTTAGAAAGTCTACCAACAGATGTTCTAAAAGCTGTTTCACCTATATTTAATACTCTAGCAGCATCTATATCTTTTTTAAAATCTTGTCTAACTCCAAACAATGATCTGTTTGCATTTATGTATGCATCTACAACATCTCTTGGTTCTATTGGTCCACCTCTTAACGCTTCTCTTGTAAATAGTTGTCTAGATTCTCTAACACCTCTTTGATAGTTTGCTACTTTAAAATCTAATCCTCTACTTGGATTTACGTTAACAGATCTAAATCCAAATAAACCTGCAAACTCATCACCAAATTCAAATGTTTGACCATACTTATCAAACTTACCTTTTGTTAAAACATCTACAGATTCTATTGATCTATCTAATCTTTTTAATTGTTCAAAAGAAAAAGGCATCTGTGCCTTAACCAGGTGTCCCATAATTTTATATGCTTTATCTCCTGGTAAATCTTGTGGGTTAAATACCTGGAATCCATCTCTAGTTCTACCACCTCTAGCTAATAAGTCTGCTACAGCTTCTGTCCAAATAGATTCAGATATAAATGGTTGTGCAAACTCTGACATAGATGAAAATGTGCCGGCAATAAAATCATCCATCAAACCATCTTCATCTGTTCTACCATCAGCAACAGCGTTTATTATAGTTTGAACCGGTCTGATTAAAGTATCATATGCATTAGCATGACTAAAATCTACATATTTAAAATTACCTTTTTCATCTTTTATAGGTAATAGAGTAGAGTTTTTTGACCAATCAGCAACATATCTTCTAATAGCTTCTCTTTCTTCATCTGTTACATCGTAGATAGCTTGAAAAGCTTTTTGTGTTGCGTATGGCACAGCTGCAACAGTGGCACCAAAACCAAATAATCTAGTATAACCTATGTTTTCAAAAGGTTTAATGACAGTGCCATCTGCAAGCTCAATAGTCTCATTTATTTCTCTAAGACCACGTCTTACAATATTTGTACCTGTTCTAACTATCTCTGCAGGAAAAGATACAAAGTTACCAATAGGTAATTTTCTTAATGACTTAACAAAATCAGATACATAGTCATAGTTTGGTATATTATTTTTTACAATGTCCGCAGCTTCTTCTTTAAAAAATTGATCATCTATGGTTACATCAACACCATTTCTTTTTACTGTCATACCTCTTGTAATACCTTTGTTTGCAAGAGCTTTTTCTAATCTTGTTTTTTCCATAGCCCATGATGCTATCTTCCAAAAATCATCTTCAGCTGTGTATAGATCCTGTGATACAGATTTTAATTTAGATAATGGTTTCAGTAATAATCTTAAACCTTTGTCTGATGTCATTGTTTCACCAAAGTTTACATCCTCAAGCAATCTAGTTAAGTCCCCTAGTCTTACGTTTGAGTTTACAACACCAAGTTTTAATAACTCTTCATATAAATCATTCTGTTGTCTTGTGCCTTTTAGTGGTGTCTGTAGTGCCTGGTACGCTGTCTTAATAGCTTGACCATCTGGTATAATACCATTAGCTGTTGCAAAAGCACCAGCACTAACAAAGTTTCTAACATGCGTTACTGGTGATAAAATTGTTTTAGCTATTTGTGACAAACCTTTTGGATATAATATAAGACTCTGATAAAGCTGTCCTAACATTCCTGCTTTATCAAAAGACAAAGAAGTATTTTCTAAAGCATCAGCCATTCCTTTTGTTGTATATAATTCATTTAATGGGTTTATAGATCCACCTTTTGCTGCAACACTAAGGGTTTTAGCTTGGTCAATTCTTATTTGTTGATAGTCATCACCAAACACAAGTCTTGCTTCGTCTGCAGTTTCAACAAACATAGGCTTTTTACCATTAGCAATAAGTTCTTTGTTTTTAGCAATCAAATCTTGAAAGAAAAGGTTTCTTCTAGTAATCATAGATAATTTAGCTGTGCCACCTAGTATAGTTTGCATAGGGTTTGCTTGTTTACCTAATAACTTTTCAAATACTTTTCTATCTGCTTCTTTTATCGCTCCTGCAGATACTAACGCAGATCCTCTAGCTGTTACAACTTCATCTAATGTAGTTCTATTTACAAAAAATCCAGGGACTTCAAAAATAGCATCAGATGGCTTATCCATTCTAATACCTTTAGGTAGTCTTGCAGTTCTTAATACTCTTGTTACAGCTTGTTCTGCTTGTAGATCTGTAAGTTCTTCTCCTGCTTCTCTTGCACTAGATTTAAATACTTCTTTAGCTTCGTCGATTGCTTCTTTAGTTGGTTTGTATCTTACCCAAGGAAAGATACTTTGATTTTGAAATATATCATATGTAGATCCTAAATAATTTTTAAACTTATTACCAAATAAAGTTTTAAATTCAGCTATTTCATTTTTTCCTAAAGATCTACCAAGTTCTGAAAATAATTTTGACCATTTAGTTCTAATAGCAGACAACCCACCAAAAATACTTTTTATTGTTTCATCGTTGGCTCCAAGTTCTTTTAATTTAGCTTCTAATGCATCTCGTTTTGTAGGATCTAATTTACCAAAAGTTGCAACGCCGGTATCATCTAATTCTGCTTTACCAGATAGTAATACGTCATTTATTTGTGAAAGGAGCTGTTTTCTTTTTCCAGCTTCTGCTTGATTCATCACTGTTCTAAAAGGAGGAAAAATTTTATCTATGTCTTGATCTAATTCTCTAGAAAGATTTCTGGCTTTTGCAGCATCTGAGGCTCTCTCACCAATAGATGTTCTTTCTAAATCAAAAAATTCTTGAGTCTTACCACTACGTGCCCTGAACCCTGAGGCAATCTTATCTATAAAAGCATCTAGTTTAGAGTTTGCTACATCTAATTGTTTATTTCTGTCTGTAAGTTTTTTAACAACCTTACCTGCACCACCAATCAAACCGGTAAACAATGCACCCTCTGTACCAAACTTAACTCTGTTTAATAATTCTCTTGTAGGGTCATCATCTGTTGATCTATCTATAGCTGTAGGACCACCAACAAAATCTCCAAATGTACCAAGCTGTTCCACATCACCAACAAATACAGCTTCAGCTACACCACCACCTAAAGCACCGGCAATAAATTTATTTGTGTTACCACGTGCGTTTAGTTCTAATGCTTTATCAACACCTTTTTTAAGATTAGGATTTGTTAATTTAAAATATTTATTATTTCTACCTGCACGCATTGCAT